ATCCTGCCCCAGCGTGTCGGACTGCGCGCCGAGGCCGCCCAGCGCATCCAGATTGCCGTTCATGTACTGGAACCGATCCGCCATCTGGATCATAAACGCGAGTGTTGCGGGATCGATGCCGCCCCACTTGACCTCCTTCGTCGCGCCCGGATTCTCGCCCCAGACGATCATCCCGTCTCCAGCCTCCTGAATCCGCTCCGCGTCCTTCTTCGCGGAACCTTGCGCGACGAGATTCGTCTTCTGTCGCTGCGCCTGATCCATCAGCTTCCGCATCAGCACGTTGACCAGCTGATGCAGATCGAGCATGAGCGACACGGGGCTGAGGGGCATAGCCTGCCCCGGCACCTCGTTGAAGCCCAGCTGGTGGTACGGGCCACGCTCCGACCCCGTCCACTCCCCGACGTACACCGGGCGGAACTCGTTCGAGCTCGTCGCGGAGTCGGCGGGGAATGTCGCAATCAGGTTGTCGAAGGGGAAGTACAGATCCCACAACTCGACATGATCCTTGATCTCGTCCTGATCGGATTCGAAGTCCTGGCTGATCGTGTCCTCGCGGTCGTCGCCCTCCCGGTTTGTCGGGGTCTTGACCGCGGCCTTCAGGTGTTTGGTATCCCAATGTTCGATCCCGTGCGCTTCATCGAGCGGGATCCGGTATCGGTTCCCCATGAATTGCAGCTGCTCCCATCGCTTCGTCGTCATGTCCTGAACCCAGTCGTCGAAACTGACCGGGTCCGCGTATGCCTGCCCCGCGTTGTGGGTCGGCCCCAAGGCTTCCCCGATCGATCCGCTCGCCAGCCCGACCTTCGCAACCCCCTGCGTAAACAGCGCCTGTTTCACGCACCGCTCAACCGTCCGGCCGAACTTGATTTCCTTCAGCAGATGATTGATCGCAAGCTCGAACTCTTTCGCGGATGGGCCAAGCTCCCGAAACTCCGTCGTCGTCTTCACCCGCGGGATCCGGGCCGCGATCCGCCGCGTCAGGATGCCCACCGCCAACTCGATCAGGTTCAGCGGGACTTTCTTCTCTGCCCCGGAGTCGGAGTAGTTCTTGCCGACCATCTCCCTCAGCATCCGGAGACGATGGCCGCGGAACGGCTCCAACTTGCGGCGTGACCACTCGATCGCCGTCTGGATCCGCATCGCATCGCGCTGATTGTTCGGATTGATCCGCATCGATGCACTCCTACCAGAGATCAGCAGTATCGGCCGCCCGCTCCCGTCGATGGGCCAGCCGGCGGGCCATCATGGACCCTTCGGGGATGTCGTCCTCGACCTTTTCCGTGATATCGGACAACCGCAGGCCCTTGCAGCATAGAGCGTCCGCAATGCATTCGTCGCCGTGATTGTCCTTTGCCGCCGATGGATCTTCGGCGTTCAAGGCCCGGGAATGCTCGACGGACCCCGCCTGTGTGAAGATATACGACGCGCATTCGTTGATCCCGGGCAGGCTGGGATTGATGAATTGATCCTTCGCCAGCGCCCGGCGGTAGTTGCCCAGGAGCGCCCGCTTCGTGTCCTTGGTCGAATGCCAGCCGGGGATATCGCTCTGCTTCTTGCTGATCGACAGCTCGTTGACGCGGAAGAAGATATTGCTGTACCCGACCTCGACGACGACGTCACCGAAGTTCCGCCCCGGGCCGTTCGCCTCCCAGATCAGCAGCGCGTCCCCGAAGAACCTCGCGATGGCGACCGCCAGCCGGGCCAGTTCCTCCGGGCGGATCATGTTGCTCCGGAAGACCCCGATCTTCTTCCGAAGCCGCTTCGACCCGATCGATATGACGCTCTGGCTGGCCCCGGTCCCCGTCGCGATGTCGCACGCGACGACGTACTCATCTTGCGGGGGGCGACCGTCCGGACTGATCGGGATCCACAGATGCAGCCGCCCGTCCGCGGTGTGCGCCAGCCCTTCCGCCTCGCATCGCTCGACGTCGTAGTCCAGTTCCGTCCGAAGCACCGGCTCCGTACACCATTCTCGCTTGATCCGGCTCAGGTCCGCGAGATCGAAGAAGACGTAATCGGAACCCAGATAATCGATCGACAGTTCCTGCGCAATCTCCATGTCGTGGGCGGCGCGTTTGCATTCGCCGTCGAACCACGGGGACCGCTCGCCCTTGTTCTCGCCGCGGCCCTTGTGTCTCGAGTCTTCATCGATCCACAGCCCCTCGGCCTTCACCGGATGAAGCGGCCAGTGCAGGGTGATGACCCGCCCGCCGGTCTGCTTCATCTTGTCCAGCTGCTGGAAGAAGGCGTTGCCCTGCCCCTTCGCGGTGGAATTGAACCCGCGGCAGCCCGACGCATCGCGTGTCGCCCGGAGTACATGACCGCCGTCTTCGACCGATGCGAATTCGTCCAGCATGATCGACGTACAACGGTCGCCGCGTGCGACGTCTCCCGTCGTGGACTCACCGTCGATCACCGACCCGTTGTCGTCGTTGCCGATGTGCAGGTTGTTGCGGGTCATCGCCGGCAGCAGCCAGTTCGGCTGCCCCAGATGGATGAAATCGATCTTCCAGAACAGCGCCTTGGGGTCGCCGGTCTTGTCTACCAGTTCCTCTTTGCGGGAGACGCACAAGAACCGCTGATGGTCTTTGAAGTGGAACCGCCATTCGTAGACGAGCAGGAACATCCACGACGCGCCCATGTCGCGCGACTTCTCAACGCCGATGTCCTCCTGGCACTCGATCGCGTCGTTGATCTCCAGCAGCGTCGTGTCTTGAAACGGGTAGGTTATGAACGGGACGGCCGGCGTCTGATTCTTGCCGACCAGCCGCGGGTCATAGGTGAACACGAACGTGTTGACGTAGAACAGGATGTCCCGGGCGCACATCGTCCAGAGGCTTGTCGCGTCGTCCTCGCTGTTCGAACCGGCCAGTACCAGCTTGCGGCGAAACGCAAGATTCTCGCGCAGCCCCTTCGGGACCAGTTCATAGCCGCTACTCGGCATTCAGCATGGCCTCGACGTTGTCGATCAGGTCACACGTTGCCCGGCCGTCGTCTTTGTTCTTCGCGGCCAACTCGTCCAGCTGCGTCCGCGTCGGCAAGAGCTTCGGCCAGATCGATCGGTAGAACTCGTTCACGAACGCCTGAGAGTGACGCATCTGTTCGACAAGGAACCATGCCCCGCTCGACGGGGCGTCTCGCTCCGTGACGTCTTCCAGCTTCCAGTGGTCGAAGACCCACATGATCGTCCGTCGCGCGTCGCGGCTGTTCGTCGATACGAACTCTTCGGCGGCGGTAAGCGTGACCTTCTTGTCGGGCTTCGCGGCCGGCTCATCCTTCGGCGGGGGCGGCTTCTTCGGCTCGGGGCGGACGGCAACCGGCGTGTTCCTGGGGCCGCCCTTCCAGTCCGGATCACCCGGCTCCAGAGGGGGGAACAACTTCCCCGCCACCTTCCACGCGAGCGACCGATCCATCCCGTCGCGCACCAGATCCTCACGCGCGTCTTTGAACCGATCCCACCGACCCTCGGCGTGCATCCGCGTCTTGAAGTCTTCTTTGTCTTCGTCGCCAATGTCCGTGCTGCCAGCCATATCGGTATCCTGTTCGTCCATTGAAAGGCCAAACCATGAACGAGGCAACCCAGAAAGCCGTCGAAGAAACGCTGCAGATTCTGCACAAGGAACTGGCCGCGACGATGGACGGCGCCCAGAAACAGGTAGCCCGCACGATCATCGCGGCGGGGACGGCGCCGCAGAACGGCGTCCGGGTCGAACCGGCGGCGATCTTCTCCGGCTGGACGATGCATCACCTCGCGAAGCTCATCACGATGGGGCTTGCAGCCGAAGAGCGTCAAGTCGCCTTCGCGGAGACACAGAACGCGATGATCGACAACCTCAACATCCTGCGGGGAGCTGTCGAGGAACTGCAGATTCAAGTGAAGGCGCTTGAACATGCGTCGTCGCAGGACGAGTAGGCAGGCCCTCGAAGCAGCCGAACTTCCCGGCCATGAACCAGATCCGGTGCAGCGCGTAGTCATCCCACGTTTCGGGGACGATGTCCTTGTTGCGCAGCCGCATGACCATGTCCTGCTGCAGCGCGTAGCCGTGGACGTACTCGAGATCCGCGAACTTCACCCGGGCCAGATCCGCCAGCATCTTCGCACGCGGCGGCATCGGGTCGCGTTCGACGGTCTTCGGGCGCCGCTCATTCTCGACTATCGCGACGATCTCGATCACCCATTTCAGCGACGGTTCCGCGGACGAGTATTTCGCCCGGACCCGCTTCAGGGCCTCTTCGACTACGTCTGCGTCCCTCGGCGCCAACAGATCCCGCCAGTCGTCCAGCGCGG